GTCGAGCTCGCTCGGCTGGGGGGTGGCGCCGTCGCCCGGGTGAGAATGCACAATGGCGGTGACCGTGCCCCAGTCTTCGGCCGCGGCGTAATCCTCCGGCGACAGCTCAAACTGCTCCTCCGGCGCGCTGGTGATGTTCCGGCACGGGAAATAGCGCTCGACGCGGCTTTTCTGCGCCACCACGCCGCAGCTCTCGCGCGGGTATTCCGCCTCAGCATGGGCCAGGATATCGGCAATGGTTTTATCGCGCATGGTTACCTCCGGATCAGGCTGGCACCGGGAAAGCCGCCGAAATCGAGCTGGGCATCCGCGCCAAAGCGTTTTTTACAGTCGGTCAGCAGGCCTGAGCATTTATCCTGTGCCGGGTCGGTCACCGGGTTACCTTTCAGATCAAACATGCGCGGGCCGTTGTAGGTACAGCCGTCACCGCTGCGGTATTTGTTGCGGCAGGCCCACGTGCATACCGCCGTGATTTGGCGCGTCGGGATCAGCAGACCCTGAAGGTCCATCGGGCTGGAGAGGCGAAACTCCACCACCTCGTTGTCCTCTGCCGCCTTGCTGTCGATGTAAAATACCTGGCGGAAATACTGCCCCGGATCCGCGGACGGGTTGCCGTCAGGAAAGGTGCGCGCATCGAGATACTGCCCGAACGTATCCAGAATCGTGACCTTCGCCTGCACCATGTCATCAAAGCGCAGACAGAGTGCGGTCACCACGCCATCAATGTTTGCTACACGCAGCACCGGCTCCGCACTCTGGCCGTCACTCGACGACGCCAGCCCGGTAATTTCAAACGGCCAGGCACCGTATTCCTCGTCATCAAACCAGATGGATTTAGCGGCAAGCTTCGAGGTGTCGCCGCCGCTCGCCGCGATCTCTTCCGGCGTGTGGGGAATGGTGCAGGCGTGAAAGCGCAGCACGCCCGCGCCGAACGCCGAGCCATCGACGGTCACCAGGCGGACACTGTCGCCGGGTTCAAGCTTCTGAACGTCATTACTGATTGCCATAAGTACCTACGGAGCGAATGCCTGTGTGAAGGTTGCGGTGAGAGAGAAAATGCCACCGCCCGGTGCCGACGGGCGGTAGGCGTCACAGCGGTAAAGCCCTGCGCCTTTCAGCGGTGCCTGCCAGATGAATGAACGGCTGCCGCCATGCCTGTCCAGGAAATCCATAATCGCGGTGATGTAGCTTTCATCCCCGACGAATTCCAGATCCCATTTCTGACCGCGGGCGTTGATGCCGTCTCCCGACGCCTGGGCATACCCGTCGCCGAACTGCGCGCGGCGGACGCGGTGAGTGACCTCGCCGCCGGCATTAATGCGCGGGCACCAGGTAAAGGTTTCGGTTGCCATGTTTCACCCATAAAAAAACCCGCCGTAGCGGGTAAGTAAGGAACTTCAGCGCTTGCCCTGTGTGGCGTTCCACAACGGAGTGCCGGGCTTGCGCAGCTGCGAGTTGATGGTATCGAGAATGGCGCCGGTGAGCTGGTTAGCCACCGCGCCGGCGGCATTAGTGTTGCCCTGCGCACCACCTGTGCCGCCTGTGAAATTAATGGTCCCGATGCTGACGCTGACGCCCGCGCCGCCCTGCGTCCCGCTACCCAGCGCTTTAACACCCAGCCTGCCAGTGGCGTCTCGGGTCAGCGGCATAATGGCTTCCGGTCCTGCCTCGCCCATCACGCCGGCCCCCTTCGCAAACGCAAAAAAGGTGGGGGTATCAACAACGCTGCCGCTATAGCGGCTCAGATCGGCTGACGAATAAACCCCACCCTTCGCGTTAAACTGAAACGACGCACCGTAGTTCTGAATGGCGGTGCCCGCACCGGCAGTGCCGGTTGCGCTCCCGGCGACGCCTCCCGCAATTCCTCCGAGAAGGGAGCCGAAAAGCCCACTACCAGACGAACCGCCACCCATCGCGTTAACCACGGCCATCTGCAGCGCAACCTTTGAGATAGTCTGCAGAACGGATAACCCCCAGTCCTTCCAGCTGGCCTTGTTACCCACCAGCATTGCGGAGACGTTATCAAGCGCACTGTCCATCGTGGAGGTAATGCCCTGCGATACCGTGCCGGCAATGTTGCTGACGTTATCCATCCAGTCAGCAAGCCCCGCACTTACGCCCGCACGCCAGTCCAGTTCGCTGGCCTTCGCCTGCCGATATTTTTTATCAAGCGCATCCAGCGCTGACTGACGCGCTGCGATTGCCTCTGCCCCCTTATCGGTTTTATCAAAGACGCGCTCAACCTCCTGCCGCTCTCGGTACTGTTCACGCTGACGGTTCCCCATTCCTGACGTAGTGGCGGTTAAGCCAGCGTCATCCTGGTAGCGGCGTGCCGCGTCCTTCAGATCTTTCAGCGCATCAGCCATTTCATGCTGCTTGCGGACAGCCTCATCGGCTTTCTGCGTCCACTGAGCCAGCGCCACGGCACCCGCCTCAATGGATTTTCGCTGCTCCTCGCTCCACTTCACGCCATTTTCATGAGAGGCAGCGTAGAGCTCAGCCGCTTTTTCTCCCTGCGTGGCGCGTACCTTCTGGACCTCTACAGCAACACTCAGATCGGCGATTTTTCGGCTGTATTGTTCAGCGGTCTGCGCCGCCTCTCTCGCCGCTTTATTCTGGGCATGGGTTGCAGCCGTCTCATCCTTTTTCGCCTGGGCCAGCTCCTCATCTTTCCGGGCGGCCTGATCCTTATTGTAAATATACTGGGTATAGAGCGCCCCGGTCAGTTTCAGATCCTGCGCTTCATAGACATGCTGCTGATGAAGTTTCTGCAAACCGGACAGACTCGCCAGCTCATTATCGCGACGGGCTTTTTCCAGTGCTGTTGTCTGCTGTGGCGTCGCGTTCGACGTGGATATCACCGGACCAGCATATGATGCAGGTCGACTGGCGGGTGTTACCCCCATGCTGCGGTTCAGAAGATCATACGCCCCTTTCAGGGTGGCAATAGCCCCTGCCTCCTGAATGGCTTTCTGCGTAGCCTGTTCGCTGGCGTCGTTAAACAATCTTTGGGTCTGCTGAAGTTTTGAAACGGCCTGCTCCCGCTGATACTCCAGATTGTTCAGCTGATCCGTAAGAGAAATATTTTTCTCGGTGATCTGGGCCTGGTCCATAAACGTGTTAATCCACGTCATGGTTGGGTTTTGGTTATAGTCCTGCTGAATTTGTGCGAGCCCCGCCAGGCTGACTTTGACACGCGCTATCTGGCTGTCGAGATCGGCAATATCTTTTTTCTGCGCATCCACTGATGAGCGAGCTTCCGCCGCTGCGGATCGCAGGCCGAGGGATGACATATCCTTAAGCCGGGCGTTGATCTCATCCAGGTTACTGGCAAAGCCTACAGCTTCTTTATGAACCTGCTCGGTATGCTGGTAGAGGCCATACATCGCTGCACCAGATGCCAGGATGACACCCGGCCAGCCGCCTAACAGGCTCAGTACGCCACCACCCAGGCGGGACATCACAGAGGCGGTTTCAGTTAACCGGCTGGCAGCGGAGGAACGGGCGCTGATAGCGTTATTAAGCTGTGCCTGCGCCGCGGTTAGCTGCCGCTCTGCTGTGATTTGCGCCTCAATGCCAGCGGCGGCAGCGCGGGCCTGCTGGGCACGGTAAACAGCCTGCCTTGCAGTTGCCACACTGACCTGGGTGCCGCGCAGCTGCGCTTCAGCAAGTCCCACCTCTGCCGCTGTGTTCGCTATCAACGAAGCGGTGGCTGTTGTGACGCTGCCGACCATATTTCCGAAGTATCGCGCCATGCCGAGCCCGACCAGCGCGCCCGCCACATTCGCTACGCTATCGATATTTTCGGCCAGACCATCCAGTACACCGGACAATGAGGAAGATGCACCCACGGCCTGGTTAGCGCCCCCCACCCAGGCCATAAAAGCGTTCTCTACCTTCTGAGCAGATCCGCTGATACTTGCCGGAAGGGTGTCGAATTCTTTACGAAGCTGCGCCACATTGGTCAGCAGCGGCACAATCTTATCGGTGGTCAGTTCCCCATTATTGGCCATGTTACGCAGTCCGCCGATCGTCGTGTGAAGACCGTCGGCAAGAAATTTGGCGAGACGTCCGCCACTTTCCATAATCGCGTTAAACTCTTCACCACGCAGCACGCCAGAACCAAGCGCCTGACTGAGCTGCGTAATGACAGAACTGGCTTCTTCCGTGCTGGCGCCGGATAACTTGAGGGAGGTCGCCACGGTTTCGGTGACGTTCGCCACGTCCGCAGATGCATAGCCAGCGTCACGCAGGGACTGAGCGATTCTGCTGTAGAGATTGGCGTTTGCCTCAAACGAGGTTCCTGTCCGCTGACTGATCGACATCAGCGACTGCTGCGCCGTAGTAAAGTCCTGTGCCGAGGAAGAAGCGAGCCGCAGGCGACCATTCAGCTGGTTCCAGGTATCGGCATAGTGAATCAGCTGTCCGGTAGCAAACGCTCCGGCAAACGCGCCAGCCATACCTGCTGCGGATGACTTCACCGATGCAAGCTGCGCATTGAGCTCGCCTAAAGAACGCTGCGTTTCTCGCGTAGCGGCAGCCGCACGGCGCCCCCCCTGTTCCATCGTTTTGTAATAATCAGAGCCCATCCGGGAGGCACGGGAAATCTCAGACTGAAATGACTGAGAATTTGCGGAGATTTTGATAATCAGTTCGCGCAGGGTTGCCATAATTCACCTAATAAAAAACCCCGCCGTAGCGGGGTTTGAAAGAGGTAGGATATTGTTAAAGGAGCCCGGCTTTTTTCCTTGCTTCCTTTAAGTACTCTTCATCGGTTTTTTCATTTTTTGCTGAATGGATGTTACCGCTAATATCACTACCGCAATGCTTACATTTTACGGCTTCTTGACGGACTAACTCCGCACAAAAAGGGCATTTTTTCATACCGTCATCAATCATTTCCTGTTCAATAACTTTTGTGTCTTTTTTTATGACAATAGAATGAACTAACGCAATGATGAACAAGAGAAAGCCATAAAACCACCACGCAATGAATGAGCGCCCTTTACTGTGCGCTATCAGAGCGGGAATAATTCCAAGTACAGCGGCAACAAGAACCAATTCCATATCATATCCCTTATATTTAACTATCAGGCTTAATCCTAATATTAACGATATGAAATGTCACTTGTGCCGACTACCCTGCCAGCGCGGCAAAGAAGCCTTCCAGCCCGGCGTTGCTCTCTTCCTGTTCCGGGGCGCTCCACTGCAGAATCACATCATCAACGCTTACCTTTGCACCCTGCGAATTTAGTATCGCGGCGGAAACCTGCGCGGCCTGGATATCGCCGCGCCGGTCGCTGATGGGGTTGAGGCGGTCAAATTCGATCCACATACGCAACTCGCTGGCCGTCATTGTCTGCTTCAGTTCAAGAAGCGTACGCCCGAGACGCAGCGCCAGTGTCATCAGGAAGAAAGTGCCGGGCTGGCTTACGGCTTTTCCACTTCGGCGGCCGAGGTGGTCAGATCGAGCGCCTGCTTAAGAAGACGGGCGTGCACCGGGCCATAAAAGAGCTCCACTTGCGGCTTGTCTTCTTCAGAAAAGACCTGCGATCCATCTTCTTCAAGTAGTACATCAATAAACAAAACGACGTCAGCGCTCTTGTTACGCAGCGCCCGCTCTGCAGCCGTCAGTTCTTCTGGTTCGCCATCTGTCTGCTTCGGGTTAAGCACCTGCTGCCATTCCAGCCAGGCCTGAGCGGAAGGTTCACGCAGTTTTACTGTGGCGTTTTCCCATTCAGGTACAGTTACGACTTTGGTACGGAATCCCGCCATCGGTGCCAGCGCAAGCGCGCGGAGTGAACTCTGTGAAACCTGCTTTTCCATTTCATGACTCTCTTTTTAGCACTAAAAAAGCGGCTTTCGCCGCTGTGATTAACCTGCTGCTGGGGCCGGTACGATCGGGACGGGTTTTCCTTTGATGCGCAGCGTAAACGACGCCGTCACCACCCCGGCCGTGCCCAGGCTCCAGCTGTTCTGGCGTACTTCTGCCAGGAACGCATAACCATTACCGGAGGGGAAAATCACCTGAAACGCATGCAGTGCATCGGTATCGTAGGCGGCGCGAAGCGTGTTCTGGCCTTCTTCATCGGCTGACCAGTTACCGGAAACCGTCATCTCCCCGGGCGCAGCCAGGCCGTTCGTCATCTCCTGCTCGGTGGAGCAAAGGGTGGTGGTGTCGATATCCGATTTTTGCCCGCCGGTATAGCTGAGTTCTTTGGTTGAACAGTCAATGGACTGCCAGGTCGCACCGGTGGGATTAGGCACCGTTGCAGGATCGGCGGAAACGTTAATTTTCGTTCCTTGCGTTTTTTCGTACTTTGAGGACATAGAGAGCTCCGGATATAAAAAAGCCGCCCGGAGGCGGCAGAGTGGATTATTGCCAGATCTGAACTTCCAGCGTGGCGCGGTACAGCGCAGTTTCAGGCTCGTATGCGTTTATCTCGTTCAGACCAACAGGATGCAGATCAGCGAGAGCTGATTTAACCTGCTCGCGCAGCGCGCGGGCGTCGTCAATCGAGCTGGCCCAGGCATCTACCTGAACCGCGCAGGCGGTTTCTGCCGGTCCGCACAAAACATCCTCGCTGGCAGACGAGGGCAAAAGGAAAACTACCCACGGTGCTGCTGTGCCCTGCGGGGCGACAAACGGGAAAACATTGCCGCCTGCCAGTGCACCGAGTCGCGCGTAGATATCAGCCTCCGTCATTTCGCCAGCACCTCATCGATCGCCTGATTCATTCGCCGAAGCGCCACCTGCGTGGCCTCTTCCTGACGGGTATCGAAGGCCGGACGTACAAAAGGGTGCGCCGGCATAGCTGATGTACCAAGCTCAACAAAGCGCCAGTAAAATGCGTTGCGCGGATTGCTGGCCTTCATGGTGCCGTGACTGTTACCTGTGACCGGATTAACGCCGCGGATATGTACGCCTGATGAAATTTCGCCGCGGCGACGCGCTTTCTGCGTCACGACCACAACATTTTTCTTCAGCTTGCCGGTTTTAACTGGGGCCCTCTTTTCGACCTCATCCTTCAGAACTTCAGCACCCGCACGCGTCGCGTCACGTAATACCTTGTTATTTTCTGCCCGGCTGAGTGTCTCCAGATCTTTTGCAATGTCGGCCAGTCCGGAAAAATCAAGATTCGTCGATATCACTGCTTCACCCCCTTCTTGCAGAGTAGTTCAAGCCTGGTGCCGTTTTCCGCAGAGATAACCGAACTGATATCGTAGATTTCACCGTTGCCGGTAGGCGGCAGGTGAACGGCGCGCCACCCTGTCGTTACCGGAATCCCCGGATACCGCCGCATCCAGATTCGGGTAGTGGTGCTGCTCAGCTCCGCGCCACCATCCATCATCTCCCGTCCCGATACATCTGCGACTTCTGCGCGTACCGAAGCAACATCAATCCATCCTGTTGCCGGTTGCCCGGACGGTAGCCGCCCGGTAGCGGGTTTTTGCAGGCTTACCCTCTGCCGTAGTCTTCCTGCTTTCATACGCCATAAACCCGGTAAGGTTGAAGAAGTGCTTCGGTGGAGAGGGCCAGCGCAGAGGTGACGTTGCCCACGTTGACCGCTTCACGGTTCGCGTACCAGTGCCCGATAAGCATCAGCATCGCCATTTCAATATCACCGCTGTAAAGCAGGTGGTCAGGGTCGGAAAGGTAGCCCGGATCTTCAGGTGAATCATAAAGTCGGCGGCGGGTCCACTTTTCCACATACCGCGAAGCCGCCTTTATGCTGTTTTCGATCCAGTTGTCGTCCTCCGTAAAATCCGGCTCGATATTGCAGTGATGCTTAACCTGCTCTCTGGTCAGCATGCGCACCCCTTATTTCTGCTTCTTTTTTGCTGCTGTCTGCTCTGCTTGTTCCGGTTGTTCCGGTTGTTCCGGTTGCTCCGGCTGCTCCGGCTGCTCCGGCTGCTCCGGCTGCTCCGCAGTATTTTTCTTCGACGGTGCGGCGGCGTAACCTTTTTTAAGCAATTCGCGACCGTGCTGCTCAAGCGTCTCGAACTCAGTGCCTTCAGTCAGTACATTGCCTTCAAAATAGATGGGCTTGATAGCGATCAGCTTCATGACGTTCTCCTTCAGGGAAAAGAAAAGCGGCCCGGAAGCCGCTGATAAGGGTTACGCACCGCCACCGGCGGCCGTCGCAGTAAACGCACCGTAGATGAACGCCTCCGGGCGTTTCACCGCCAGCGCCAGGCGTTCTTCACAACGAATCGAGATCATGTTTTTCTCGAAGTCATCCGCGTTCTCGGTGGAGATCACCACGTTGGCATCTTCGCGGTCGAAGAGCTGCGCAGCCGCGTTGAACGCGCCGGTCAGGAACTTACCCTGGAACGCTGCCGTTTCGGTCGCCACCACCGGCAGGCCCCAGAGGGTCGGCCCGCTCAGCGCAGCCGGGTTCGCCAGAATGTAGCGGCCCAGACTGTCTTTGGTGAGTTCAATCTTCGCCCAGTCGATGAAGTGCAGAACATGGCCGGACGCCGGGAAGCGCGCCAGCTGTGCCTGAAGCATCGCCAGGCGCAGCACGTCAATTCCGTTCTGTTTCTCGACTTCAAACGCGGCGCTGAAGGCGGACGCCTGCGGCACGATGCCTTTCAGATGCGCGCCAGTGCCGTCGCCAAACAGGATTTCCTGCTCTTCGACATACTTCAGGCCATATCGCATTTCCGCATCAATCGTGGACTGCAGCTGCGCGAAGTCGTCCAGGATCTGCTTGGACGCTTTGAACATGTGCGCAATGGTGGTTACCGGGGTGATCTGGGTGGCGAACTGAATATCGCTGTACGGTTTGGCGGTACCTTCCGGGACCACTTTTGCCGCATTGGTGAAGCCCGTCTGCTGCACCCAGAAGATAGCCGGTGCCGCCGTGCGGCCGGGGGCGATCAGGTCACGGATGAACAGACGCTGTCTCGGTGCGGTGTCGATACCCGGCAGGCGTTGCGGCTCTACCACACCGGTTGGCACGTCAGTTGATATCAGTGCAGCATTGACCGGCACGCTCACGCGCTTGCCACCCTCAACGCTGGCGGCGAACGCTTTAAGTGCTTCGCTGCTGATAACGGTCTGGCCGACGGTTTCGACCACTTTTGCTGCATTCGCCAGGGGCATTTGTGCCACCTGCTGCTCCAGCTCGCCGAGCGCGGCCTTGAGCGTCTTTTCCGCCTCTTTCAGGGCGTTAAACTCTGAGGCCATTTTGTCGACGGTTTCTTTAGTTTCTGCCGACAACTTGCCGGTTTTGTGGGCTTCTTTCAGCGCCTCTTCTGCTTTGGCGTTGAATTTGCCGGTGGCCTCTTCAATGCTGGCGCTGACTTTTTTCAGGATCTCGTTTACTTCAGACATAACTTCTCCGTATTTACTGGGCAGCCGCTTTCAGTCCGCTAATAGCGGCTTCCAGACGGTCAATGGTTTCTTTTTCGATGGTGGCAGCGCCTGGCGTACCGTCAGGGGTGGCAGCAGCGCCCGGCGTGCTGCCCGATAAGGCTTTAAGCAGTTTTCGGCGTTCAGACCGTGGCGTGTTTGCTTTCGCCAGTAACGCATCAAGCTTGCGCAGCGCGGCGGCTGGGCTTTCCTCGTCGTCGGCGATTTCATCAGCAGACAGCAGGCTGTCAGCAAAGCCCTTTTCCACGGCTTCGCTGCCGCCAATATAGGTTTCACCGTCCATCATTTTGTCGACGGTGGCGGCGTCGAGGCCGCTGCGCGCCTGGTAGATATCGCTCATGGCTTTATCAAACGGCGCCATGTCAGTGGCAATCTGCGCCAGGTCGTGACGGTTGCCCATCGCATAGACCCAGCAGTTGTGGATCATGAGGAACGCGCCGCGGCCTATCTGCACTTCATCGCCTGCCATTGCGATAATCGACGCAGCAGAAGCTGCCAGTCCCAGCACTTTCACGGTGACTTTGCCGTCGTACTCACGAAGCAGGTTGTAAATCGCCAGCCCTTCGAACATGTCGCCGCCGGGGCTGTTGATGTTGACCGTAACGTCTTCGCCATTAAGCGAACGAAGCGCACCGGCGATACGGCTCGCGGTCACGCCCTCGCCCCAGTAATCTGCGCCGATCACGTCAAAAATCGAGATACTGTTATCACCGTCGCGCGCCGCACGGATGCTACCGTTCCAGCGTTCCATCGCCGCAGCAGGCAGGTCTGGTTTTTCGCGCGCAAAAGGTCGCCCCTCCGGCGCCGCCGGAAGGCTTTTAATGGTCATGGATGCTCCTATGCCGCCTGCTTCAGCGGGGACTGTTCGAAGGGAATATCGGGGAAAACGTGACTGTGAAGCTGACGAAGCGCGGCAGCCTGCGCTGCCGGGCTGTTCTTTTTAAGGTCCTCAAGCGGCGTCAGGTTCAGCTGCACCGTGTAAATATCTCCACCCTCAATGGGAGGCAGATTTTCCAGCCGGCGCACATCATTGCGTGACATCCAGCCGTTCTGCAGCGCGCTGGTATAGTAGGCGGCGCGCCCTGCGCTGTCGGCACGCAGCAGCCCCTCAACAGAAAACTCGGCAAAAATGTCCTCTTCACCGTTCAGCAGGCAGCGGGAAATCTCCTGCTCAATATTGACCAGCAGTGGCCGCAGCGTATGGGTCAGAAACTGCAGGTTCATTCCCTCCAGGCTTGATGCCCAGCTGCTCTGCTTAGAGGTATGCCCGACCATAAACGGCGGCACGCGGAACCAGCGGCAGATTTCCTCAATGCCAAAAGAGCGCGTCTCCAGCATCTGAGCTGCTTCTGGATTCATCGTGACGTTCTGATATTTCAGACCGCCTTCAAGCACCATGATTTTCCCGGCATTCTTTGAACTGGTGAACTGTGCCATGTAGCTGCGCAGCCGTTCGCGTTGATCTTTATCCAGCGGCATTTCTGCTGAGAGAAAACCCGAGCTTTGCAGACCGTTCTCAAATATTTTGGCAGCAGACTCTTCGACCGCCATTGCGGCACCGATCACATCCCGCCCGGAACTCAGCGGCATCATGCCGCAGACCCCGTCAAGACCGAAGCCGCGAATGTGCATCAGGTTTCTTTCCGCAATGACACGCGCAGTACCGTTCTCGGTGTAGGTGTACTCAAGCCGGCCGGTATCGAGGCGTTTTACCACCATGTTCTGGGGAAGCAACGGCACCAGTGATACCAGCTTATTGCCGATAAACAGCTTCTCCACGAAGGCGTTTCCGCGAAGACAGATACTCGCCACCAGCATCAGCATAAACCGCGATGGTGTCATCTCCAGATTCGGCCGGCGACAAAGTACCTGGTAAACCTGATTCTGTTGGGCCAGCCTGCGCGAGCCGTCAGGCTGCCGCTCGTAAATCTTCAACGGTAGCGTTGATATTGACTCGCTCAGCAGCCGGACGCAGGCCCAGACCGCTGACAGCTGGATGGCCTTATCCGCGGTGACCACCTTCCCGCTGCTGCTCGTACCGTACCATTCCTGCCAGAACGTCCCGTTGGTCAGGCTGATGGGGACGCCCAGCCAGTTAAGCAGGGCGCTTTTCACCCTGCCCGGCTGCTTATTTTTCTTCATCAGAAACCTACCATGATGGGATTATCAAAGAAGCCGCTCAGGTCCTGCTGGTCATTGCCACCGTTAACGAGCAGACGACTCATCGCGGTGAACAGCGCAGCCGGACCATCAATCTTGGCCTCAGGTGTCGATTTGTTGGGAAAGATGTTTTCGTTACGATCCGGCTTCACCGTGACGTTCGACATCATCCAGTTCATCACGGGGTGATTGCTGTGGTGGAACCGGCCGCCGTAAACCAGCGCCTCAACCTCTTTCATGGCTTCGGAGAAATTGCGCACCGTCTGCGGCACTTCAACCAGGGGTAAGCCCTCTTCAGCAAGCGCAAGGCTGAACTGGGTGGCGCTCCATGGATCGAAGCCAATCTCTTTGAGGCTCTCGCCGGTCACCCACTCCTGCAGTTCTTCTTTAATCTGGGCATGGTCGATCACATCACCATCAGTGAGGATGAGTTTGCCCAGCTCTGCCCACTTACGGTAAAGCTCAGCCATCTGCCGCGAGCATTTGTCCAGTCGCCCTTCGGGCAACCAGAACTTAAAGTCGGCGTGAACGTGACCATCAGGGGATCGCCAGGCTTTTACGGCGGCGCAAATGTCGATTTTGTTCGCCAGGTCGACGCCGACCCACAGCGGGTAGGTTTTCAGCTCATGCGCCGGCGCGATAAATTCGCATTTATCCCACTTCAGCATGTCCATCCAGGAAGACTCGGCGGTCACCCAGATATTCATATGCTTGGTGAAAAAGTTAACCCGGGCGGATACCTGCTCTTTTGCTTTCTTCGCCAGGCGGCGCAGATCATCCCAGCGCTTACAGATACCAAGTCCGGGGTTAGCCTTCTGCCATACCGTTTCGTCGAACGGGTCGTCGCCGTCGTCCAGGGTGTATATGATAGCGAAGAAGGTGTCGTCTTTGACCGCCCCCTCCACTTCACTGTTGAAACCGCGCAGCACCTTGATGGCGTAATCGCGCAGCTCGTAGCAGATGCCTTCTTTGTTAAAACCCGCGGTGGTAATACCAAACAGCAGGGACTGCAGGCGTGCGCCGGTCGCCGTCTCCAGAACGTCCCATACGTCACGGGTTTTATGAGCGTGCAGCTCGTCAACAATGCCGCAGTGAATATTCAGGCCGTCCAGGTTATTTGCGTCACTGGAAAGCGGCTCAAATTTAGAGGCACTTTGCTCCTGATAGATAGCCAGCTTGTTGAACTCGAACAGGCGCCCAAGCGTCGATTTCGCTTTTTTCACCATATTTTTGGCATCTTCGAAAACGATGCGCGCCTGGTCGCGGGTTGTGGCTGCAGAGTAGACCTCGGCCCCACCCTCGCCATCCGCGCCCGTCATGTACAGGCCAACCCCGGAAGAAAGTGTGGATTTGGCGTTCTTACGCGCCACCTCGTTGTAAGCGGTACGGAACCGCCGCACCATTACCGGGCGGCCGCTGCCATCATTTCGCAGCACCACCTTGTGGGTCTCCTCATCCACTAGCGGAATAACGAAACCGTAAATATTGATAAGGATGAAAACATGCCAGTCCATCAGGGCGATCGGCTGCCCGGCCTGAGCGCCTTTCACATGTGGAATGAACTTATAAAAATTCAGGATGTGCTGGGCGCGGGGCTCGCTGAAAAAAATACCCCGCGCCTCGCCGTTTTGCAGATCGTCCAGAAAACGCTGGCAGGCCAGCCGGACGTATTCACAGGCAATAATCTCCCCCGCCACGACGCGCTCGGCGTAGCGGATACCATCGGCAACCTTAGCCATTAATCCCTCGCTTTCATGAACTCAGCCAGCGGATCAACCGCGTCCGGCGTTCTGGCGCTGACCTTCGACCGGCTGGCTGGCGTCATCCCAAATTCTGCCAGCATGGCACGCAGCCGCTTCCAGGCATCTGCCTTCATCATCGCTGCCGGATGCGCCTTAATCAGTACATCCCCCGTCTGCGTTTCAGTGCGGTATGTATAGCCCTCGATGTCCAGCGTATCGCAGTGGTGGCGGTACTCGGTATAAGCCTCAACCAGCAATTCGAGCGCGCGGGCGTCCAGCTGCGAAATGACGCCGACGGCATCCAGTTCTTCGGCCATTCGCTTAAACCAGTACTTCGCCTGTTTGTCGAAATGCTTTGGAGTTGGGGGTACCCCTGCAGGGGGTTGTGGCTCATCTTTATTGATCGGGCGTTTTGATGGGTTACCCCTCACCAAACGCAGATGGGTCGGGGTTTTCGGTGGTCCGGACATAATCGAAAACTCCTATTAATCATCGAGTGGGGGACCCCATAAAAAAGTTTTCTAACTTGCGGCGGTGTGAAAAAGGGTTAGGCGGCGGTCCTTAGCAGGCAGGGCCATGAACTTTTGCCCCGCCCTCCCGGAGATGAGAATCGACATCATTTACATTCAAATAATTGCATTTGAAATCAATTCTTTCACAATCAGTCGAGGGTAAAGTCATCGTTGAGATGACGCCGCCGGGCGCTACTGGCATTGTGCGGGCAGGCGCTGGAATTGTGTCCAGACTGACCACAGTAACCACAGCGCAGGTTCGCGCGGCGCGCTGAGCCGCTCCACGTTTTAGGGCAATTCGCGATGGTATGAAGCTGCGAGCCGCAGTAGGTACAACGTGTATAGCTCATCGTGTTCTCTCCGTTGCAGTCTTGCGCTTATGACATGGCCAACATAACGCCTCGAGATTCGCGTCGTCGTCAGTGCCGCCGTGAGCTTTCGGAATAATGTGGTCGACCGTCTCAGCTGGACGCGGTCTGCCATTGCGTAGACATTCCTGGCAGATGTGCCTGTCACGTTTAAAGACGCGGACGCGGATGACGTCCCATTTACTGCCGTAACCGCGCTGGTGGCGGCTCAGCCCTCGCTGGTGCTGCTGCCAGCCTTCATTACGGTGAGCCTCGCAGTAACCCGAACGGTCTATAGTAGTGCCGGGGCATCCGCGCTTGCGGCAAGCTCGAGGGATAGCGGATGGCATACCGTTGGCTCCAATAAAGAAAGCCACCAACTTATGCTAGTGGCTCTGTAGAATTTTAGTGGAATATTAAAAAGGCCCGCACAATAAAAAAGGGCCTAAAACCTTATTAGTACTTCATATTAAATCCGGAAGCTTGAAGGTAATTTCTCTCTATTAATTCGATTGCAGGACTTATTGGAAAGCCTATTCCTATTCCACTGTTAGCATTGAAAGATAACATATCCGTAAAAAGCACAAGCGAACTGGACATTAATTTATAGAATTGGCCGATGTCAATATTTCTCGATATCTCTCGAACATTCTCAGGATAACCGTTAATTATATGAAGTATTTCTCCCGCTGATTGTTGAAGCTTTCTTGCTTCTTCCTCATAACGATATCTTCTTGCTGTGACAATACCAATAACACGGCCCGAATCAATGTCAACGATTGGTCCGCCAGAATTTCCTTTATTAACCATTCCATCAAGATAGAACTTCTCAGCATCCATAGGTGCAGAAATTATCGCTTCGCTAGTTAATAAATCATCTAAACCATGTGGAAAGCCTGAGAAAATAACTCGTTTGCCTCGAGAAATTTCAAAATTGTCACTTGGTTCCAGTACCACCCTACCCTCTGGCAAGGGGGTATTTATCACAAGAATTGCGATATCATTCTCTATATCAAAATCCAAAATTTTTGATTTGATTTCAAATCCGTCTTCTCCAACTACGATAGGGTAACTACTACACCAACCTGTTGAAAGGTCTATTATATTTTTTACGACGTGAAAATTTGTAACAATAATATCTTTATGCATAAAACTAAATCCGCTACCAAGTGAACCCTCGCAGCGAATCTGGAATGTAGCATTGGCAATCGTCTGATGCATGTCACTTTCCTCGTCAAGATAAGGAAATCAAACATACACCTAACAAAAAATTCTTAAAAGTTGTTCACTTCACAGCTTTATACCAAGCCTGCCAGCGGTATTTATCAAGCCGAAGCTGGCGCAAACATTCTGCCGTATCAACATCTGATTGCAGGTCAGAATCGCTGTCAGCGCCTGCATCACTTGCCTTGCACGGGGGCTGCATCAAATCCGCTGATGGTGTTGGCAGCGTCGATTGCACGCTGGCGCAGCCGGACAGACTCATCATCAAAATCACAGCGGGTACGGTTCGGATTCTGAACATATTTCACCACGTCGCGGGTTATGGTTCGGTAGATGATGCGGCCTTCGTCGCTGGCCCGGGCAGCCGTCTGCTCGACTGGCTGAATGACCTTCTCAGCTTTGTCTTTCTTTTTGGCGGCCAGAGCGTTGATATGATCCGCATGGGCATACCAGCCGGAACGCCAGGAAATTGCTGCCGTAAATGATAAAGTCACCGCCAGCGCCAGGAAGGCGTACCGTAGTTTCATAACAGCGCCTCGGTTGCTCGTGTGTATCGCTTCTGGCGGTCTTCCAGCCCGTTCTGCCCACCGTTAATAATCTGCGTGACGCGCAGCAAATCGCCCGGATATTTCAGGCAGCCTTTGCTGGTATAGAACCATGCTGCAGATCGCGCCGCGGTGGCGTCTTCGGAAAGCAGTTCCGGCGAGCTCACAAGGTCGAGTTTCAGCGCGGCGCCGCAATCGCGGTAATTCTCAAGCCCGGTGATCTGGATGAGCCCGCGTCCGCGATATTTCCAGCCATCACCCGAGGCGTTATTACCGAGGCGCTTGCTGTAAACCAGATTGGCGATCGCGCGCTGACGTTCAAGGGGCAGCACCTTTTCATACGTGCGGCGGCCCAGCGTGTTGGCCTGATCCTGAGTTAGCCGGCCAGCCCGGACAAAACCATTAAGCGCTGCGATGCTGTAGTTGAAGTTCTCCACCGGCCTGGTAAAGCCGGTGCTTTCATGGCCGACCTGAGCAATGAACATTGCCTGATCGACCGGCGCAGTGATGCCGTAATCACGCATCGCCGCATCAATGTGCGGAAACCAGCGCGCAGCCAGGCTGGCGCTTAAACCAGCCGCCTGCTGAAATTGTTGTTGGTTCATTCGGGCCTCAGTACCTGAAACAGGCGCGCCACGTTGCCCCGGGCACGGAACACGGCGGCGCAGATGATTAAGTTGATGATGACCGACGCCCAGTGTGTGTGGACGTAAAAGTCGAAGAAGTAGCGGAACGGTACGGATGCATACGCCAGGATAATCAGGTATGCCAGCCACGATGCCCACCAGCGATGCCGGGCTCCGGGTTTACGGAACAGCATCAGCCTCAGCACAATGGCCGAGCACGTCGCCACGTTGGTCAGTACCAGCGGATCACTTATTACCATTGGCTCCCCCTCTCCACCGCTGGAACCACTGCGCAGGGTCTTGCTGGCTGGCGAACGTCAGGATTTTAATCGTCAGCGCAGAGAGGATAACGGCCCCAAGTGCATCAAGCGGCTTGTCGCTGTATTCCGTCCAGCTGGCAAGCTTGGAGCCCACCAGCCCCGCACCGTAAACGCCAGCGATGTACGAAACAACAAAATAGGCGGCGCGCCGGATCAGGGTCAGGTCTGCCGCAGTGGCAACATAAAAGACCGCACCGGCAAACGCGCCAAAAATTACGCCATAATCTGTGCCGGTCAGCAGTCCATAGATGCTTGCACCAGTAAGCGCAGCCCCTGCCGCGACAGTTCCCGAAACCGGATCGGACATTACGCCCCCTCTTGTGTGTGAGTCCTCTCAGAAATGAGGGGAAAAATGCCACCACGGGGTGGCGTTAATATTTTATGTTTGCGACTGCTCCCGGAGTTCTTTAACCGTCTGGTTAAATCTTTCCAGCTCAAGCTCTACACCTATTGCACGCCTGCCAAGCGCATGCGCCGCTTTTATCGTTGAACCAGAGCCCATGAAGAAATCCGCCACGATGTCGCCCGGTCGGCTGCTTGCAGAAATAATCTGGCGCAGCATGTCCGCAGGCTTCTCGCATGGGTGTTTTCCTGGATAGAACTGAACTGGTTTGTGTGTCCATACATCGGTGTATGGCACAGCTGCTGTGACAGTGAAAGACCGCCGGAGATTTTCATATTCCTCCAGCAACTCAGCGTATTTTCGATTTAACGTATGCCAGGTCGCGACCAGCTGATGATGTGGTTTTTCCAGTTCCTGAGAAATATGCTTTTCTACAGCGATCTGAGTGAACAGGTTCTGTAACTTGAGATAATCGGCTTCATTCGGTAACTGCCACTGACTCGCGCCGAACCAGTGTGATGCCATATTTTTCTTTCCCGTGGCTTCGGCGATCTGCTTTGAAGAAACACCAAGCGCCTCGCGAGCATCACGAAAATATGAAATTAAAGGTGAGAAAATATGCTGCTTCAGCTCACTGCTCTTCTCTGCATACCCGTCTCTTTTAGGGTTGTACGGCCCCTGATAATGCTCAGCAAACAGAATGCGCTCTGTTGCCGGAAAGTACGCCCGCAGGCTTTCTTTATTACATCCTTTCCATCTGCCTGCAGGCTTCGCCCAGATAATGTGATTAAGGATGTTGAACCGTTCACGCATCATGATCTCGATGTCTGATGCGAGGCGATGCCCGGAGAATAAATAAAGGCTTCCGTTGGGTTTAAGCACACGCCAAAATTGCGCGAGGCACATATCAAACCAGTGAAGGTAATCTTCGTCACCTTGCCACTGATTATCCCAGCCGTTAGGTTTAACTTTGAAATAAGGTGGGTCTGTAACTATCAAATCGACGCAATTTTCGGGAAGGGTTTGGATAAATTCCAGGCAGTCAGCATTGATTAAATCAATACTGGGTATTTTTACAGTATTTTCCATAGATCAGTAAGCGGCACTCTGGTAGGCTCACTATGCTTTTGCGCTAAAGCAGTGGGCCCTGGTTCACTTGTGATCATCAGCATAGGCGAATGGCTGGAGGGTGCTCCAACACCTTCCAGCCGCCCATTTCCACAGCAGAAAACCCCCATTACTGGAGGCGTTTGTAACATCCAAACTGGCATATCGATAACTTAGCCATTTCTAACTGAGTCAGTATGAATTGACAACGTGCCAGGCTCAGATGTGTATTCTCAGCTATCTCCCCGGCTGTTGCAGGAGATGAGCTTAATTCGTTATAAACTGCCTTTGCCTCTTCTGTCATATATTGCTGATTTTGCATGTCTTTTTATCCATAAAGGTGGGGTGACACACAGATAACTCTGGTTGGCATAACCATCAAGCTATATATACAACAGGCATAAAAAAACCCGCTCAATGGCGGGCTTTTTAACGGTGAACATACAACGCCCATCGTTAGAAAAATCCTACCCAATTTTTTTGAATTTAGCAAGCATCGTGTCGCTAAAATGTTTAATCAGGCTTCTAACGTGTGACTTCTCGCAGCATTTTTTCTGCGAATGTTTCTTCCTGCCAGCATTTCGTCACCAGCAGGTTAATCACGTCAGCAAACCCGCTGTACCACTGGTAATCGGTCATATCAGGTACCAGAATCTGCACCTGACGGCGCGCCAGAGTGGTGGGAAGACGTGCAAACCCTTTACCACCACATCGCTCACACAGCTTTTGCACCGGCACGCCGTGTAACTCGGTACGCTTACGGTCAAGCGCCGTTCCCCGTCCCGAACAGTCCCGGCAGGCCGTACTGATAACCCCCTTCCCACCGCAGTGCTTACAGAGTTCTTCCACTTCCTCTACGCGAATTGTCGCATCCACGCCTTTCACGCCAGGATGCTTCACCACCTCCCGACGCACGCGCTTAAACCCTTTTCCTTCGCAGTGATGGCATTCGCAGCTGCTGGCTGCCGAGCGGGCATAGTCGCTGTAGGCGAACTGAGCCAGACAAAGGGCCATTTCTGCGCGCGCGCGCTCACCGAGTTTTTTCATTACGCCGTTATTTAGCGCGAGCGCATATTTAACCAGGCCATCAATAGCGGGCTGCGGATCCTGAATGCCCATTTTGGCGAGGAAGAGGTTGAACCCCAGCGCCGCCTTAGACTGGACGAGACCCTGTGCAGCCATTACATCCGAGATGGTCAGCGCGGCGCTACCGGTGGCTGGTGTCTCGTCATCTAGTTTCGGTGATTTCGGGGAATAGAACTTAGGTAAGGCTTCGAGGTTCATGTGTGGTCTCCACTCCACTTATGACAGCACGCCGATCGCGAGCGCGCGGTCTAAAAAACGAAAAATCAGCTCCAGCTGTGAGCCATATTTTTCTTCGAATGCCACGGTGTCCCGATGGAGCTCGTCGTGATGCCTTCTGCACAAAGGCAATACGAAAAGGTCATGGGCTTTGGTACCCATCCCGCCCTGCCCGTGGCCGATCAGGTGATGGGGATCGTCTGCCCGCTGGTTGCAGCATGCGCAAGGCTGCTGCTTAACCCAGCGGGTGTATTTCTCGTTTTCCCAGCGGCGGCGCTTTGGCCGGAGCATGTAACTTTCCGGCGACTCAGGGTCGATCATCAGCGCAACCACCTGCGTCTGTTGCTCCTGCGGCTTGTCGCAGTTCATCCGCGTCTTCACGGCGCAAGCACGCTGTGCTTTCGTCTGTACTATTTCAGCTGCCGACGGTCCCGGAACCATATCGCTTTCACGCGACACGCCCTGCACTGGCAAAGGCGGAAGGCGCAGCGCGCGGCGCGCCACGCTGTCCGGCAGCGCATCAGTGATATCCATCCTGACAGCCCACCAGCACAACTCCGGCAGAGTCAGCTCGTGGGTATCGTCAAAGGCAAGGGCACCGCGCGCGACGCTGATAATCCAGGCTATCACATTGGAACGGGCAATTGCTGACAGGCGCTCAGTAAAATGTTGGGCCAGCTGATTATCACAGTGCCAGCACAGACGCAGCGCGCCGGGCTCATGCCGCATCGTGGTCAGCTCATGGTGATGGTACTCACTGTGCGGCCACTGGCAGCCGCCCTGCTGCTTCATCAGCCAGTGCTCCAGCCCATTGATGCCGCCAGCAGCCCGGATCACCCGCTCATCAGTAAAGAAGACCTGCAGTCCTTCGTCATCAGCCAGAGGCTGGTGCGCCGGCGGCACCGCGCCGCTCGGGAACCGTGCCATGCTTTCTGGCTGCACCTCCACCAGCACGCGCCCGTTTGCAAATATGGGCATCAGTTCAGGGCCGGGGCGCAGCAGCACGATACCCATTCCGCGCGCTATTTCCGGTGTTAACAGAGCTCTCACGCTGTGTTCCCCTTCGCTACATGCTCAGCCCACAGCCCACCTATCCACTTACCCATCAATGACGCTCTTCTTTATTAACCGCTCAATGGCGGTGCACACGTCGGTATGGCGTGAACCTACAAGCGAGGCTATTTCCCGGCTGGACATAAAAAGCTCCTGACCTGCCAGCGCCGCATGATGCCTGGGGCAAACTGAAATCGGGTGTGTCTGGTTCATACGTTTCTCCATCTGTCAGGCGGCTGCACCCGCCACAAAGTTACTGATCGTGATTTCCACCTTCCCTTTGCTGGTTACCGGGCCCCACTCCACCAGCATCTTTTTCACCTGGCTGTCGTCCTCCCAGACATGGGCCAGCGTCAGCGCATCAAAAAGTGCCTTCAGGTAGTTATCCAGATCGCGGCGTTTCCGGTCAGGCGGGTAAAGCACCACCTCCACCGCCAGCAGGCTGGTGACCGGTTTGGGGATGCGCCGCAGTTGCTCAACAACAGCCGCTGCGGCATTGCTCTGATATTTGCGCCCGTCGGCGCTGACAAGGTGACGGCCTTTTAGCGGCCCCTTAGTCGGGGCGCGCCAGTAGCTGTTAACGCTGGGAGGAAAAGGCAGGGTCAGCTTCATGCAATGGCACCCCGCGCTTTCAGGAAAGCCACCGCGCGATCGCGCGATTTGGCTTCACCTTCTACCATCGCACGCAGCAGAGAAACCGCCTCATCTTCTTTGGCGATGCCGTTGATGGTGATGCCGCGGGCGACGCCCTTTGATAACGATATGGCGCCTTTCTTCTCCAGCTTACGCAGCATATCGGTCGCAGCGTTGGGTGAAGCGGCCCCCATAAGCTGGGCCACTTCTTTCTGCGTCGGCGGGTAACCGTTTCGCCGCTGGAAATCCGCGAGCATATCCAGCACCTCCTGCTGGCGGGCGGTCAAAGCAGAGGTGGAATTCATGCCGCTTTCTCCCGCGCCCCTGCCATTTCACGAACTGAGGCACGAAGCTGTCGGATATTCCGCCAGTGCGTGGTGTCAATTGCCCCGACAACCAGCAGAAACTCATCCATCGCAAGGCCGTGCTGCTCTTCAGCTTCGCGAGCGACCGTCGCAAGCCGTTCGTGCATGTCTTTCCGCTCCGCATCGTCCTGAAAGACAAAATCATTGAGGGCCATAAAAGCACGCAGCTTGACGCCGTTGTGATGCTCATTAATCAGCGACTGCGCGCGCAAAATGACGTCTGCGGTCACCGTCACCAGCATCGGGCTCTCTACGGAGTCCGCGGCCCAGCTGTGAGCAAAGCGGGATTCATGGAACGCATACGTCTCTTTGCTGCCGAACGCCGCGCAAGCACAGGCCCATACCTCAACGCCGCTTCGTTCCAGAATGTCGGCTGCTGTCAGCGGTAATTCACTTTCATCAGCCTGCAGTTGCGGCTCAGTTTCTGAATTCGGATCTGTGTCATCCTCGTCGGGCTCCTGGCGGTTACCCATCAGCAGACGTTCAGCCTGACGGCGTATCTGAGCAAGAAAAGCATCGCCGCGCGCTTCCAGCTCGTTGCGGCTGATGTAACTCATTGCCGGGCCGCGCCAGGTCCTATCGAATACCACAATGGCACCCGCAAAAAACGCGCCGGACGGGATCTGCTTTTCATCTTTAGGGACGAACCAGGACGGAAGATCGAAACCGATACGGCCACGGATAAAGGCGACGTGATCTGCATCCTCCGGGGCCCCCACATTCCCGCCGGGGGGCGCTCTTAAAAAAAA